TACCCTTGCATTCATAGGAGTTGATGATTCTCCTAAGACCATTGCCAAGCGAGATTTCAACTCATCATATGTCTTATAGTTCTTGGGATCAGTCCATTCAGATAGATCATGTTGTTTATTATAGATGGCCTCTAGTTCTTCATCAGTACCCGGAACAGCAGCTGGAGATTTAAACGCAGAGGTATCATAATTTGGATAGCCCTCTACCTTTCGGATCTTCAACGTAAAGTCTGCTCCATCCCACATATCAAATGGATTAATGGGCTTTTCATCAGGGAACTGAGGTTGCATGGTATCCATAATCTTATCAAAGATCTTTTTACCAAAACGATAGAGCATTACTCGGCCTTCATTGTCTGGTGCAGAAGGATCTGAGATGACCAATACATTAGCAACATAACGTAGATTACGTTTACGCTCTCGGACCGTACGCTTTGCCTCTTCTGATCCATCCTGATTCCAAAGCTTAGAGTTATTCTCTGCTAATGGATCGGCCTGACCAATAGACGTAAGCGACTTCTCTACATACCATTGTCCTGTTGGGCCCTTAAAGAAATGATCCCAGTAACGGACCCAAGGAGTAGATGCATCTGCATTACCAGGAAGGAAACGAATTACTGCATATCCATTGCCGGCCTTATCTCGTGTCGGCTGCCAAAAGCGTTCATCCGTAACATTATGTTTCTTCTGGTCTTCAGGACCTGCATTAGAAGCAGCTTCTACTAAGGCAGAAAGGTCTGTGCGATTACGTTTTAGTGCTGCGAAACTCATATATATTCTCCGTATATTATTGTATATCTTTGTGTATCTTTTTATCCACTATATCATTATAAAATATTATATAGGGTTAGTCAACAGGCAAAGTATTGCCTCGTGGTAAATAATTTAAATGCATGGCTTCGGCCTCAAGTTTATCTTTTATGGCAGGTGCTATGTATTTTCGGACATCTTCTAGATCAAGATCAATGTTATCACATGCATGTATGATTGCATCCATATATGAAGACTTATGTTCTTTTACGACTCTTTCTACGAGTTTTGTGAACCTTGCCTTTGTTAGAAACTTTTCTTCCTGCATTCTTTTCCAATTCCATTTCTATGGTCCACTCAGAGCCTAGGTCTGGATAGTAGACACCAAGGGATCTTTTTACTGTACCGTCCTTATTGTAGGCCATGGCAACACACTTATGTTTTACTTTTAATTCCCGTTCTGCTCCAGCCCTATGATCAAACCATATACCGCCCCTAATATAGGCCTGCATGTTATGGAGATAGGCCTCCTCAATAAAGTAGGAGGTCCGCTCTTTGCGATCTTTAGATGTCTTCAGGGTCTTCATGGACCGTAGTTTCATCTGCTGATCCTTAATCCACTTACGGACCTTCTTGGGAGCCAGATCATGATCATCTGGTAGATCGCGAATTGATTCATGCACACTAATATTTTTAGCCGGGCCCTTAGCAGCTCGAGCCTTTTCCAGACGTTGAGTCAGCTCTTCCTTCTGTTGAGGTGTTAGGACTCTTTTCTTTTTATAGGTCTTGACCATATCATTCCTCCATCATATAATTTATTATAACATAGTTTTAAAATAAAGTCAACCGTTCATTCGTCTATTTTACTGATTTCCCATTCACCATCATCAAGACGCTTGGCCCTAATAAAGTCATTATCAATTAAATACTCGATTGTGTTTTCAATAATGTATTCGGGAGGCATTGTCCAGTTACTCCATAACTTGCCTATCATAAAGGCACAGACCGAGGTCGCCAGAATAAAGATCATATCAATATCAAACATCATCAATAGCAATCACATCAGATGGATCAATAATGGCCCAATCAAGGGTATCCAAATTCCACCCCAAGCTTTGGTCCGGACGCAACGTAACATTACTAGGAATGATTTTATCAACACGATAGATCGATTTGAGGGTTAATGTAGTATCATCCTTGAGGGTAATTAATTTATCACCTTCTCTGAGAGCTTCCTCAATATCTACTGCATCAAAGGGACCGGCCAAATCAGACATTTATTTTCTCCTTAATATTCTATTTATCAGGTAAAGGAAACAACGTTTTCAACCCGAAATGAACGGTAGGCACCTTTCATCGTATCAAATGCAACGATCACCTCTTCATTCACGGCACGTACCTTCTTCTGAGAGATAGGATCATCCTTCTTGGCATCAGGCAAAATATCTTCAATAAGTGTACACATCATATCACGCTCTTCTCCATTTACCTTTTTAAAGATAACACGACAGACACGCTGCCGCAATTCACTAATCATATATTCACGAGAACTTGAATCAATCATTTATAGGGGTCCTTTACTTTATAGGTTACATCAGGATTTGTATTCTGATTCTTTTTCAATTCTTTCACACCGAGGGCATGCATAAAAGATTTGTTGGTCATCAATTGATCGATAACCTTCTCCCAATCTTGTATCTTGCCTTCGAGATACTGAACTCGACGATCAAGCATCGCTGTTTGATAATCACTCATTTATTCATCTCCGTAACGACAATCCAAATAAACCCCACGATTAAAAAGGCAAGTATGGACGCGGCCGCTGTCAGTTCACTGGCTTCAGTCCCAGACATTATCTAGACCCGTAGTAGCACGATAGGTTTCACCATAGTATTGATCCGCATACTTAGAGGCATCGGTCCAATGAAACTCTTTCTCACGAAGCATAGACTTATCTTCGCGCTTAACCTTAGCCTGACGAGCCTGCTTCTTCATAAAGCGCTCTTGCTTACGCTTTTCGGCATTACGAAACCTAGTCAGCTCTTTCTTAAGCTCATTTGCGAATAGATTCTTTCCAGCCATTATCAATTAACCTTTCCATAAAATTTTTATACTCTAAAGAGTTTAACTCAATTTTCGTACGAAAGCAACCCTTAAAATGCTCTTTTAGAGTTGCACCTCCACCATGCCAAGACTCAGTAATATAGTATACTTTATCTTTCCAACGAGTATGTTCATATACCATTCCAGAACACCTTTATATAATTTGCATCAAGCATATCACGATATTCTATGGCATCATAGACACACTTAAACATTTTACCATTTACTATTATCATCCCCAATCTTTTCTATCATCTTCATTTTCATAACCATACTTGTAAGCCTCAATCTCACCAACAGTCATGTTGTCTTTTTCTACTCTTTCAGAAGTAATAGAAGCACCAACATAGTAATGTGGATCATAATGACGGCCATAATAAGCATCTGCAGAACCACGGTCTTGAGGAGAACCGTGACGAGGAAGTTTATTACCTTTTACGATTACATCTAAATCATACGTTTCCATTACACTACCTCCATTCCAGTAAATCCTTCTTGAGTCCAGCCACGAGCTTCAGCATGCTCAAGAATAATACGACCATAGTTTGCACTAGGCCACAAACCTTCTTTTTGAGCCCATTTTTTCATATCTACTTGAACCATACAAGACTGCTCACCTTGAAAAGGTAGAGCTTCAAGGCGATTAATTTCTTCTTCAGCCATATCAAATCCATTACGAGTCGATTGAATCCAGGGTTGCATTACGCTACCTCCTTAAAGCCAAAGCTAGCTACAACATGACGATTACCATCTTCATCTTCGATGAGATCACCTACAGATACGGAAGCCATACGACCTAGACGAGTAATGTGAGACTCAGGACCAATATTACCAATCTCAAATACACGATTAAGATCCTCAGCTTCGATAACAGCTACACCGGTATACAATCCTTCGTAAAGAGCTTTCTCTGCAAGACCTACCGTCTTATCACCAGAGAAGTCCATAGACATATCAGCACGAATATCACGCTTCATGCTTTTCATTCCATCATTGATACCGTCGATCTCTGCATCGGTATAGCTGATCTGATAAACTGTATATTTCATCTTACTTCCTTTTCATCTTATATAATTAATATAGGGACTAATTTAACAATTACACCCCCGGCAATGAAAAAAAAAAATAAAAAAAATTAATTAAATGGTGTTACCATACACCCATTCGCAATCACTCTTTGCAGATTTAAGAGTCCTGCGATGCCAAGCCACACGCTCAAGTATCTTTACTTGATACGGCTTTCTATTTTTGACCTTATGTATGTTGGCTACATACTTATCGATATTGGGATCCCATAGGGTATGGTAGACCTCACATGTATCGGGATCTCTGATCCTTTCCCACTTTAGTTGCATTCTTCACCTATATTTACTTTTACGCCAAAAGGCCCTTTTATAGGAATCCTTAAATCTAGAAGAGACTTTATAAAACTGACCCTTGGTCCTGGATTCATCCTCAGGTTCCATAGACATCTTCCAGTCTTCCTTTTTAAAGGGTATGACCTGTACCAACGGAGTACCTTTTTCTATTATAACCTCTTTTTCAAAATTAGTAAACAAAAAAGGAAAAGCAATTGGTACATTATATACGTCTGAATCCACAATGCCAGACAAAAAATGTAGGCCTTGAGATTGTAAATCAAAACTATTTAGGACAGGTGTAAATAAACAACTGAATCCCTTTGGAGTTTCGATCATAAAGGGGTTTTGATATTTTAGTACAATATGAGGGCCATTCATGTATTTAAAATTACCCATCTGCCCCACATTATGAGCACCAATAAGTCCGTTGGGTACACATTCATCAAGAGCACTGGATGCCGTAAACCCAGAGCCTCCATCTGGAAACCCCTTTATAAAAATATCTGCGGCTGCTAATATTGTATAGCCAGTAGTAAGAGCGTCTAAGAATGGCACACACTTCTTAACAGTACCATTAGATTTATGAGGCATTGGAAAAAAGTCTTCATGCCCCACACCAGATTTCTTAAACCATTTTGGCATGGCGGCCAACGCAGGAACCGGGTTGGCCATGGCCTCTATGAGAAAGGGCGCTGCGCTAAATTTTATCTTCATTCTTTTAGATCATTGATCTGCGACTGCAGCCCCAAGATCATCTCAATGTTTTGATCAATCTTACGATGATGTGCATCATGATCTACACGTGTACGTGCATGCAATGCGGAATGGGCTGCCTGCAATGTCAACAACTGAGATTCCATGCTTTCAATTGATTCGGCATTTTTATTGATCTCCATGCCAAAACCCAAAAATATTACTAATGCAATTACTTCCATTTTCTACTCCACTTATTTCTGAAACGGTACCACATACCGCTTACCATCTATATAGAACCTCACAGTCGAATGGCTATAAACTTCTACGTTTGAATTTTGATAAACAACTACATCACTACATTGACGTTGTATTTCATAGCCGGTTACCTTGGGGCCCTTTGCCGATTCATTGGCTATAATTGCACCGCCTAGAGCTCCAATAGCAGCCCCTTCATCCTTACCAGATGCTGTGCCTCCAATAAGACCACCTAAGATAGCACCAAGTAATACATCACCCCCAGATGCTTGACCGCCCTGCTGGTAAATAGGAACCTTCACATCCTGACATCGTCTCTCAGACACAGGGACAGATTGTGTTACTATTTTAGTATGATCATAGACTTTTATGTCTTTTATATTTTCATTAGCAGCAGCTGCCGTTGCAGCCGCCATTACAAGTAGGGGGATTATTAATACACTTTTTTTCATTTAGTTTTTCCTTCATGCCACAGTTCCATAATTATTAATTAGTTCGTTTACCAGATGGATCAACACATCAACATCATCTTGGTCGACGGGAGGTATCTGAAGTTCATACATACCATTTATGATGGCATCTTCTATATTATCGCGATTGGCCTTACCATCAACAAAAGGTCGATGATATCCCTGTTCGATAATATGAAAGACCATTGAAGCATGTGCTGTACTATTTAATCTCATTTTTTTCTTCCTCACACCAAAATCTTATGGTAACCAGGTTACCTCTTTGTTTATCAGAGTATGTATTATCTCTCTTAATCATATACTCAATATCATAATCATTTAATATTTTTCTTAATTCAATAAGAGTCATTTCTTAATGGCCTCAACCATGCTCAAAGCGAGTCCAAGAGTTGAGATATCCACTTCCTTTACTCCCTTCCAATCGTTGTCGAGAATCCTTCTCGCTACTTCTACTACTGTCACGTTTCAACCATCCTGCTAAATTATCACCAACAATGCCATCACACGGGTCATCGCTATCTGCCATCTTTACCTCTTAGACTTTGAATTGCATATTTTATTCGAGAAGGATACTCACCTAAAAACGTACCAGCTTCTAACATCTCTTTAGTTATAAGATGTTTGTGCATATGTTCGATATCATCCCACTCTGCTAACATCCTCTTTGCCATTCTATCAAAATAGCCATCAGATAGCAAAGGACGATCTTCTACATAGTAGGCATAGGACGCCATAACATACCACGGTATCATCATATTATTATTTTCATCAATTAGATCACTACAATGTTTATCAAATATTTGATCGGGCATAGTAAGCCTCTGTTAGTTGTTTTTCCATACCATGAGCCTCAATTTCATGTGGCCGCTCATCATAAGGCAAATCATTAACCATGACCATCCCTCGAAGGTATTGAGATACATGTACCAATTCATGTAATACAGTAGTAACCAAATCTGAGAGGGAAAGAGATTTGCTGAGACGAATAGTAAATTCATTATCGTCCTCATACATGCAGTCGCCACATACTCCTTGTTTGCGCATAGCAATAATATTTATATAAACATCATCTTCTGGAAACAATTTAGAGGACCCATAAGCGATAACATCACAGATCAGATCCTCCTTTCTTTTTGCAAATCTTGATTCAAATTCAACTAACAAATTAATCTCCTAAGATGTAAAATCGTTGATGATATCTTCTTCTTTTTGTTCTAAGATATCTTGAATCATTCCTATTAAATAATTATCCTCTTCTGAATAGAAAATATCTGACTGAAGAGAAGAATGGATAGTATTTAATTGTAGTTCTGATAAGATAATTTGATATTTTTTCATTTATGATCTCCTTCTATATTATTAATATAGGTACGGAAGATCAGATGTCACGGGTTATGTGTAACTATTTCTACATTTTTTCCAGGATTAAATTTAAGACGATCATGTTTATGATGCAGTATCCATTTTGTATTACCGAACTCTGCAAATATCTTTTGCCATATTGGTCGCCATCGATCATTCAACCTTACGTTGTTGGTGGCTCCTCTATCAGAATTGATTACAAAATCTGTTGTGGATCTTAAATTCATATCAAATATTGAATCAAATCCATACATGTGTATTTCATCGGCTCTCATTCTATTAGCCGTATAATGAGCCGCAAAGTGACCACAATTAAGGTTTGTATAGTTCTCGGCGTATTCAGGTAAGACGGTATAGAACTCTCTTATCTGATGTCCAAACCTCATCTTAAAATTACCTTGATTTTTATTATACCAAAGTTTTGGTCTGTACCCCATTACCCAATTACCAGGTATCACCACAGAACCTTCAGTAAGGGCAGCACACATCTTAAAATCAACTATACAGGAAGCATATACATTAGCAATATCCATAGGAGGTTGATTACAGGTAATCTTTATTCCCTTGGCTGGTTTATAAAGTGTATGATGATCACCATTACCAATTATATGCGCCACTCTAGTCATTCATCTGCCTCTTAATTTCTTCCTTGCCCTTAGCACCTGTCCAATGCATAATACTAATTTTCTTGGGGGCTTTGTTATCCGTAAGATCTAGCCTCAGAGTATTAAATTTCTTTGGAAGATCTCTAATATATACCATCCTTTGTAATTCTGCTCTTAGGATGCCATGCAGTACGTCTTGATCCCCAAACATTTTGTGGGGCACCTCTTTTAGGTTCTTAATCTGCATTACCCATTCTCGTAATATACCGGGTCTGCCCTGGAATGCAACCACGCCTGAATTATGCCAAGTCTCACCACGTCTCAATGACCAAGGAGAGTCCTCTACCATGGACAACTTATTTGATACGGTATAATCAAATATACTTTCTATATTTTCTCTTACTTCACAGTCGGTATCAAGCCAACATACCCTAGAGGATCGACGGGATGCATCCAGCATTGCAGATGGTTTTTTAAACCAATGACTTTCGGATAAAAATTCTTTGTCAAAGTCATAGACATGTAGGATGGCATTGGGATTGTGTTTCTTAAAGTTGTGTTCAAACCAAGGCAACATCCACCTCGTGTTGGAATCACATCCTGTTATGAATACTCTTTTATGCATTATAGATTTTCCAGAATCCTGAACCTGATTCAAAATCATGATGATCTAAAACCAGATTTCTTTTGGCGACAAATTCATCAATTGCTTTCATGGTTCCTGGATGGGCTGGATGATAATCATCTCCACATAAAAGTGGAACATTCTCTAGATAATTTAACTCCGCAATTACATTTTCATATGAATGTAGACCATCGATGTAGACCATATCCCAATTGGTATCTTCCGCCAAAAGTTCTAGGCTTCTTTTTTGATGAACTTTTTCTAGAACCTGCCATCTCCGAGGATGATGAGAAGTAGTATGGTCAAATACGGCACGGTGGCCATCATTCATGTAAATAGACATTGCATAGTTAACCGCTGAATTCTCTCGGTGCTTTTCCATAATACCCCGGAAATGTTTTAACTTGAGTTGCATATTATTCATACCAAAAGTATCTACGCTATGTAGTTTAACGCCTGGTTGTAAGTTATCCATAAGCACCCAGGTGGAACATCCAAAGGCAGGGCCGATTTCTAATACACGTCCACTAGTGACCTCAGCTGCAGTATCCCCCAGAGCCTTTAGATGTTTAGGGTTATTGAACCCAGGCACATCAAGGAAATGATTAATTGGTTTTGGTATAAGAACACTTTCTTGCATATTATATAATCCCGTATTTGGTTTTTAGTTTATGGTAGTTATGTTTAGCCTGTATGCCATTAGTATTTTGTATTGTAGTGAATGAATCATGAGCCTCAACAGGCCATGGATAATATTCTTCAAGAAAAGGAAAGGATTCTGTATTTAAAAACACATCTGTGGGTCTTGCATGATAGCGGGCCTGATCAACCAACAACTGAGCTATATTAGGTTTAACCCTATAGGCATGTGCTCCCGGAAAGTAGGGTTTAGATATTAGAGAATTTACTCCAAGTCTGGTAGGAGTATTAAATTTACCGTACGAAGGAGCTCCAAACGAAATACATCCCCTATAGTCATTTAGGGCAGGAATAGAATCCATAACAACAGCGTCATGTTCAAATATAGTAACTTCTTCATTTAGTTCTACAGATTTTTTCCATAATAGATAATGAGACATAAAGGCAGACATACATTCTGGCATTCTGGACCAGCGTTCTTCGAAGCCCGACTTCTTAATCTTTTCTTTGACCATTAAATTGGTAAGATTAGATTTGGGTGTAATGGCTTCAAATTTAGATACGGGCATTCCAAAACGTTCTGCAGATGCAATACATCTCTCGGCTACTTTAACCGATTTGGCATTATCCATAATTGTAATTACATAACTTTTCATGTTGTGGTGCTCGCAAGATGTTGGATATGAGTATAGAACTTTCTGGTGACGTATAGGCCCCTAACCAATTGGCGACACATAAGAGCATCATTTGGCCACAGCCCATATTCTCTCACGAGATCCAACATATGGGACGCACCCTTTTTGTTAATTATATATGCCGAATTACCGGCTAGTCCTTGGGGTATTTTAAGATCATCAATATAAGGAGCTAGTTGAAATTTGTCCTGCTTAGCGATAATCAACTCATAATAATAAGAGGCCTTACGTGTACAGCCCAGGGGATTATTAATTCCAATTATATTTCCTTTGACCTTGGCAGGATCAAAATCTAATTTTGTGGTAAAGACAGCATCATGTTCCAAGACCAGTAGAGGCTCGTCCATCTCAGAGGCCTTTTGCCACAAACCATAATGACTAAGAGCACATGCAATTCTTGCCTTTGGATTGGCTGTTTTATAGGCCGTCTTTACGAGACCCGTCTGCAGGTCTGTTACTTCTCCACTCCAGGGATAATTCCATTTTATTCCATACTCCAATAACAACCTATCTACATCTTTGGGCACCACGGCTTCAAATCTATTTATTTCGAACGGGTTGTTTACCCTAAAGCTCGAGGTCAGGATTCCATTGAACCCAAATTCCGATATCTCAGAATCCCTTATGATGATTGCATAGGCCTTCATTTTATTTTATGGGATGTGTTAAGATTTACTTTTTGATAACGAACCGGGCTCGGGTTAAGATACTGCATAGAAAGATTATATGTATTGTAGATAAAGTCAGACTGTTCCAAACCATTACGCTCCGCTGCTGCTAATATCTTTTTGGCTCCGGTCGGTGACAATGCATAGCAGGCAGTGCCAGGACTCATGATATGATTATTATACAATGTATCTCTATAATAACGCAACGGGTAATCGTGAGGAAAATCAGATATACCATGTTGCAGAGGTGTCTTATAACTTGTATAGGGTTCTTTTGCTAAGGCCGTTGGGGGCTCAAATGCATATTCAAATGACATAAACAAATAATCCACAAATGACCATTCTTCGGCACCAGCTATACATAGAGAATCATGTTCCGCAAATATCATGGGTTTATTCGCCTCAACCACCCGCTCGGCGAAGTTTAGATTATTAAATAGACAGCTTTTCTTTATAAGATATTTTTGAGGTTCATTAAACCTAATTGCCTCGAGGCGACCATTCTTTAGGTCTTTGTAGGGAAAATCATTTTCAACCAATGTAGTAGGTGTAATACCCTCATATAATTCGGCATCCCATCCATAACGTTTAAATGAATTTAGGGAGACTGCCGCCTGCTTCCTCGAAGCTTCGGTATCTATATAATGGATCTGAACCTTCATTTTTTTAACTGATATAGAATTGAATAGCGACCATCACCACCAATAGTTCTATGGGTACTTTTTATTTTAAGATCCAGATCAATACACAGCCCTGCAAATTCATCTTCTGTAATTTCTAGTGGATCAGTTGATTTAGATTTCTGATCATCTCCAGTCATTAACTCAATGAATATTAGGCCTTCATCATTAATTTGTTTTTTCCAGGCCCTAAGACTTTTTACAGGATCATATGAATGATCAAAAGAATTTGAATATACAATATCAAACTTATCAAACCACTCTTCCCTATCCTCATGAAAATCATGCCGTACTGTCATTGGAAATTGTGTTGCTGTATATGCAATCTCAGTGCCAATTATATTGGCTTCAGGATACTCTTCTTTAAAATAATTTTGTTCGGCACCGTTACGAGTACCATGGCATAAGATATTTGCAGCATAATTTACTAATGATTTAATTAGTATAATGGTCTGTTTAGAAACCCACACCTTATGCAGTTTAGATACATTGGCACGGGTCTGCTCGTTCACATAATCATTATGATCTTTATATTCATAAAGTTTCATGTTATTTCCATTCGGGCTGAATTCGTTTTACTCTTTCTAATACAGTATATCCTACACGATGAATATAGTGGGTATGGATCTTCCATAACTGTTCTAGCTCTGTAATGTAGGTGGCTATGGTCTTAAACAAACCAGTAGACCCCTTAAAGTTGGCCGTATCATGCAATACAATATATTTCCTTACCTTGGGAGCATGCATGCTTAATTCTCTACCAAGATGGGCAGGAGTATGAAGACTATCAATATGTAGCATATCAACATAAGATACACTTTTGGGGTCATGACTACTCATTTCATGGAATTCATAATCCAAATTGTGTTGTTGGGCATAGGCGTCAAACAAATGCTTATAGGGATTAAAGTATCTTGCGGCTATATCATAACCAATTAATTTTTTTGGTTTAGTCATCATAAGACCCGCAAATGTAGCTCCTTGACAAACACCTAATTCCTTGATAACATTTACATCGGGATCGTTAGCACATTCTATAAGAGACTTGTGGTGCTCAATATATTCCTTACCATGGGACCCCTGTTGGGCTGCCTTAATTTGTTCATAAAAATCTTCTAGGGTTGATACTGATGAGGTTAGGTCAGGTTTAATCATTTATAATCTTTCTAAGTTGATCAATGTTTTCTCCAGTGGCCGGTAATTTATCTTTTAGATAAAAATGTATAAACTTTGCTTCTGGTAATCTTACATCTGGTATGGCCGTATATAAAGCATTCCAGGTCCAATCAAGTTGATGGGTCTTCATACCGGATTCCTTTACCCAAACATTAAGTAGGGTTTGATCTGTAGACCATTGCCAGGGACCCACACCATCAATAAAGGCCTTAAAGTTGGGTCTTCTTAAAAACTGTTGAGGTGTTTCACCATTCAGATATTTATCTATCGATTTATTGATGACCATAATACCCATATTATAGAAGGCGGCTATGCCATCTTTCCATTTCCAATCAACAGTTTTGATAGACTGATATTGCATTCTTGAATAATTCAGGATCTTATTTTTATGTGCAGGTGTTATGGGTAGATCTCTTTCGAGCACAGCCGCAAAATCATTATCACCAATCTCATCAAATATAGAATCATTAAGTGATTGTCTAATGTAGACATCGCTATCTATAATTGCAATGGAATCATATGACTTTAAATAAGTAAATGCATTTTCCTTTTCAAAGATAGGAAGGTATCCCAGCTTCTCCCATCCACCCGTCTTGCCCCGACGATTAGTCATAAAGGGATCGGGTCTGATCATAAGTAGGGGATGCCGCTGAACCTGATAGTCGGCCCCTATACGTTTGGCATAGGCCCTGACGGACTCTGTGCAAAAGTCATAAAGCTTGTTGCGCTTACCGACATAGACTTGATATATTAAGGTTTTCATTTCACTAACTCTAAAAGATCTTGAGGTGTTCTTGTATACTGGCCCAATCTACCCGACTGAAAGAAATGTACAAAGTGGGCTTCCTTTATTATGTCCTTATCAACTCCGCCAAAGAATGGATTGTACAAAGCATTCCATTTCCAATCAAGATGCTTTACCTTGAGGTTTTCTTTCTTGGCCCAATAGTTTAGCATAATTTGATCTGTCTGCCATTTCCAATAGCCCTTACCATCAATAAAGTCCTGGAAGTCTAACCGTTCCATAAACTCCTTGGCCCTTTGACCCCCAAGTGTTTCTCGGATGGAAGAGTTGTAGACAATGACACCTGAATTAAAGAAGTTACCACCATCTTCATTCCAATCCCAATCATACTGCTTTAGAGGTTCCAGCTGTTGTTCTGAGTATAATTTTATGCGTTTACGATAGGAAGCCTCTGCTGGTAGTTCTCTTTCAAACTGAGCTGCCATATCATGATCCTCGACCTCTTCAAAGATATCTGAAGTGCCGGGTCTGACCCATATATCATTATCTATTACACAGACTCTATCATAGTCATAGACATAATCAAATACATTTTCCTTTTCATAGATAGGAAGAAAACCTCCATGTTGTTTCCAGGAGTTCTCGGATCTATTGGATGTAAAGGGGTTTGGTTTAATGCGTAAGAGTGGTTTGTCTTGACAAGCATAGTATGCACCAATAGAGTCAGCATACTCCTTTACAGAATTGACACAGAGATCATGTACTGGAGAGCGTCTACCTACATAGACCTGATATATTAGTTTTTTCATAATAATTAACTATATCATTTGCTAATGATAATGCCTGTTTAAAATTTTTCCTAAAGCGGTTGGATTTAGATCCACTACTAACAAACCATTTAAGGGTGTCAATAGTACTATCATCACTGACTAATTTATAGGTTGATCTGCTGTTTAGGGCAATCTCTTCCCATTGTGATCTGAGGTTCAATATTGTAAAAAAGTCATCCGCGCAATTGTGTCGGTTCTGGTTCATAGTCATACTCATCGTCATACATTACCTCATTGAGAAGTTGTTTTTGATCTTTCTCGACAACCTCCTTAATTCTAATATCTTTTTCAATTGATTGTGACTTATGTTTGCCGCGCTTCTTATTACGGCTATCGAATCTAGAATATTTTGCCATTTGCCTTTCCTAATAACCTAACATTTCCTTTGTCATAATATAATCACGGACGAAATCGGATCTTACGATATCCTCCCATCCAAAATTAATAACACTAAAGTTTTTTAACTGTTCTACGATCTGCATAAACTTCATTATACCACTCTTATCATCATCGTACTTAAAATCACTCTGTTTATAGTCACCACTAAAAATAATTTTTGAATGTCGACCTACCCTGGTTATAACTGAATCAAGTTCATGAAAATTAAGGTTCTGCATCTCATCTACAATTATAATAGAATTGTCAAAGGTGGTCCCGCGAATAAATGATGTAGATTCAAATAATAATTGCTTTCCCGTCAACAGTTTGTTGTATGAACTCCTATCGCCAAACAACTCACCACATATAGATTTATAGGGAGAAGTAAATGCATCTTCTTTTTCTTCCTTGGTGCCCGGCAAAAACCCCATGTCTCTTGTTGGGACCATAGATCGTATCAAGACAATCTGATTCCATTCCGTTTCTTTATCAAGTATATCCTCAAGTGCAAGATAGAGGGCCATGAATGTTTTACCCGTGCCGGCAGATCCAGCCAATACTAAATTGTCTCCTTCATCCCATGCTTTATAGGCCTGTTCTTGATTTTGGGTTAGGGGATCAAACTGAAGAAGATCATCCAGTCTGACCGTCATAGAATTATTAAGTGTCTTGATGCGTTTCATTAGTTATTGATACGGTTACCTGGATTATTCTTTTTAATTTTACCCAATAGATTATTCCAATCGGTTCCTGCTCTTCGAAGTGTAGATGTGGTATCTGATACAAATTTTGCTGTGGATAATTTTTGTTTATATTTACCCTTAGCCAGAAGTTTATCACGCTCTGCTAGTGACAACACCATGTCTTCTTCTTGGTCGGTTTCAATATTAATAAATGTATATGATGGCATGTTAACAGGGGTTGACTTGCGCCAACCCCTCCTCCTAGTTAAGTAGTTTCTAATTTTGATTTTAGAAAATCATATTTACGTTTCAACTTAGATAATAAATCTAAATTCCCTCTTTGTTTTACTCTGTCCATATAATGAACCAATTCATTGAGATCCTTAGATAATCTATCGAGTTGTATTCTACTCATAAGTTATTCCTTATTGTTAACGCAAAATAAAATTAGGGTAAGCTTCCTTTACTAGATTTTTGGTAACACCTTTTACGGGTAACTTCTTATTGATCATACCAGCAAGAAGTTCTGCATCTCGAGGGTGCACCGACTCGAGAATGTCAAGAAACATTTTTTCTCGTTTAATTGGATTCATACTATCTCCCTTACCACCCTTTACAAAATAGGCCAGCTTAGAATTATGTTGGGTCCAATTAGAGGGGTGAGAAGCTATATCAGCAGGTGTATAGGGTACCGGGCCCTTGGGTAGGAGCCATTGTACTGAATCGTCAAAGGAACCACGAAGTAGATCCCGCAGTGGCCAATTATTTTGTTGTTCTTGAAGAAGTTTAATTTTTTCGGCCCTGGACTTTGTTTTAGAAATCTTGTCCAAAATCTCGAAAGTATAGAATGTGGTTTTGTTTACCATGTCAAATAAAATCCTGTAGATCGTCTAGTAATAAGCGACACTGCTTTTCAATTAAGAAAGGGAACACCTTACCTTTATTGGCCCGCTTGTCTTGGTTCTCATAGTTATATATAATCTCTTCTTTTATGTCTTTTGGGGTTTCTGCGAGATCAATTAATTTTTTATTACGTAGATAATTACGATAGACCTCCTCTCCCTGAGACTTAGGATCACTAATTAATTTATCTAATATATTCTTACGGAGAGGTGTCTGGCGCGTACCATCTACAAACACATCATCACCAGATAATACATTAGGCACACCATCTGCCGTATCTCCTTTGAGTATAAGCTCTATCAGTTGCTTACGAGGAGTAGGTTCTTTAATATACTTTCTTGTTATTGGGGAATACTGAGATACATTACTATACTTCTGTAACTGAGCAAAGTCTTTATCTCCGGAGATAATCATTACGTCCTGCCCGCGGCCAAACTCTTGAGTGTCTTCACATAGAACCCCGATAATATCATCTGCCTCACAACGATCACATTCTACAACCTTGTAGGGGAAATTTTCTTTTATCTCTTCTAATACCATATTAGTAATACGAAAAAGATCTTTCCAATCAATCTTAGATACTTTACGATCGGCCTTACGCTTAAATTTATATTGTGGGTAGACATCCTTTCGCCAATTCTTAAAACCATCAGCGCAGATGACTACCTCACCATACTTAGCTCTATGCTTAGAACGATGCATACGAATACTATTAAGAATCATATGCCGCACTAAATTTTCATCAATATCCATTTTCTGGGTAACTACATTAGATACCGCAATTCCATTATAATCTATTAATATCAAAGTATATCTCCGGTCGCATCAAACGTTAATTAATTATACCGGGGTTTGATCAGAAAGTCACCCGGCTTCTAGAATTAATTTATTATATTCTTCTCTATCGACAATCCCTTCATCCAACAACCTTTCTCGGTTGACCATGTGAGCCGCCTGTGTTTCTTCTTTTGATCCGCCAAAGTAGGGGACTGCATGGCCTTCATCGATGAGTAGGGTCGTAAGATTGGACCATGAATCTCGTATTTCATTATAGACTTCAAAGTCACCCAGCACACGACCAAACTTACCTTTCATATCTTCGCCATTCTTGGCCACCTGGGTCTTCAGCTTTGGTTTGCCGGCCAGTAGTTCCTTGACCCTATTCTTGGCGGCTAGCCCGAACAGCTTTTCTACTTTATCTCGGGTCCTTGATTCTGGAGTATCGATGCCCATGATGCGGACCCGCTCATCTGCCAATACGACACCAAATCCAAGTTCAATATCTACGTCAACGGTATCTCCATCAACAACATTTAATAGAGTGGTTCTATATTCGTACATGTTATATCCTTTACATGATTTTTATGAATTCTGCAACTTATAATTCCATTATAAAAATCATCGCGAAGTAGTACATCATAGTCAAATTGATATTTAGCTTCGAAGTAAGAACATTCACCCTTTGTTTTACATAACCTTAATATCTTGCGTTTAAAGCTGTCAACGCCGTTATTCTCTACTAGTTCTTGCACTTCCTTACTACTGCCGTAGTAGGTACGCCAATCGCTCTCTACGCGCGTTTTAACGCGTCTCTTGCGTGTTTTAGTCTTGGGGAGTATCTTTGGTTTCCAGAAAAATTTCTTTCCCAGATACGATTTGTTGTTGGTCAAATCCGTAATAATATAAACAAAGCCCTGGTATTCCTCAGGTGTCTCGTCATACTCATTATCATTATATGTCCACATAAAAAAAATCCCACCTTTCGATGGGACTATTTATCACTCTTCTTCTAGTCGCTCAAACTGCATAGGAGATCCACACATTGGGCAATATTGAGGTACCTCTTCGCTATCTAATACCATCACCTGGGATTCTGTATCACAGGCAATACACTCGGTCCAATATTCTTCTTCCATTTGATCTCCTACATACACAAATCTTCGTATCTTGATGTATATAGGCGATGTTGACTTTTGTCTGAGTGTGTAGATATTTTAAACCATTTAAAAAGTAATTTCACATGCACCTCCCTGACAAGCCACGGCCCCCATTGTATCGATCTCCGTAAACCGCTTCTCGGCCAACTCATCTACAAAATCAATAGAACTAATGTTCTGCTGAATCTTTGTCCACTTATGGAGTAGAAAGACATCTTTGAGACAGTATTCGGCTTCCTTGAGATCATTCATAAAATAGTTATCACTAAACTTCTTGAATCGTCGTATCCACTCAGCACGCAGATCGGATACCTCACCCTGATACTCTGGTGGAGTCTGGGCCACCATTGTTGCTTCCCATAGGTCACGGAAACCCTGCTTACGGGTATCTACAATCAATCCAGAAGCAAACAATGCTGCCTTGCCATACTTAGCCACAATCTGATCCTCGGTCAGGACTTCTGTCATTGGCGCCTGAGCAAAGTCTTTATCGCCCATACCGGCTAAGAAGCTGATCCCCGCAAAGCTATGACGATTATCATATACATAGTCTTCTACCTGAGTCCACTGATGGGGCATTACGGTAACCGTATTAGATACGTTATGGCGTGTCTTTGGATTGGCGCATAACTCATAATTGGTTCCCGCTTCTACCCAATTGTTTTGTACCAACGATACCTTCTCCAACAAATCCGTTGCATAGAGATCTTCTCGGTATAAGGAATTCTCAGGTGAGATAACGGGAAAGCCAACACAATAGTCGGTGCCGTTAGCTGACCACACAGACTCTTCAACCATATAAGGATTAGTCTTTGTGATCAGCTGAGCTACTTCTGTGTCTTTGTTTAGTTGTATATGACGCAGATAACGAGGAGAATGCTCACCATGTATACCAGACGCCGTCTGGAGAAGTACGGAAGCGTTTCCAGACGGCTTAACGCACGTTGTTCTAGCCGCCGCATTAATTCCGATAAGCTCTGCAACGGTTTTATTAACTTGTTTAACAATTTCTGCTCCTTCTCTCTGAACATCTGCATCGAGTAACACATCTGGGTTGTTCATCCAACCTGTTACAGATACGCCCAACAATGCTTCACGTTCAAAGATTTTCCTTGATGTTTCTGTTAGATATTTAAAGTCCGTATAGCCAGCCTGCAGGGTACCCATAATAGCACCTGCTCGACAGGCCTTAAAGAACTCTTCTTTTGATGTACATTTAGAACCATTAATCTCTGTGAGGTTACATCCCTGCCATCCCGACTCTCCGTCAATTTGGGGGAACATACCAATCTCAACACAAGGGTTAGTCGTGATGTCTTTGTCGTCAACAAAGAAGAAACCTGGCTCTCCAAACTCTTTAATAGAGGTCATAATCTCTTTAAAATCATCACGTTTGATTTCATCACGAACAATCACGGCAGAGTTATTAGAGCGGCCACGTTGTGGATTATCAACAAACCAATTACCGGTCTTGGCCTTCAACATTTCCTGATCATCAGGTGAGAATAAACATATTGTGGCCGATCGACGAACACCACCAGCCAATACAGCATCCGAAGCATGCATTGCAATATCATAGATATCAATTGGACGTAGACGGGTTTCTCCCTTGAGGATACGCGACTGAATCAGGTGTTCAATCTTATCTAATGACCGACGAAGTGGTTCAGGGCCTGGTGCTTTAAATCCACCATTAATCATTGCACCCTTTGGTCGTACCTGATTAAGATCAAAGTAAATCTTGCGACCGGCCATTTCTGGATACTGTTGATCCGTAGCAAAGTAGGATGACATCAGGGCCCCCAAGGCATCGGCCCATCCTTCGACTGAGTCTTCTACTACCCAACCCTTGGCCTGTTTCTTACGATCCTGAATGTCGGGCATCTTCTCTGCATGATGATACTGTACCGAGAATCCAGCTCCAGCTCCGCATAGGAGCACGTAAAACAGCTCAGAGAAGAACCTAGGACGATCCGCATAGGTAGATGTGCAGTTGTACATTCTCATCATATGCTTTAGTAGTTGATCTCCACCAAACTGCAGAGCACGCTGAGCGCCCAATGCATATTTTAATTTGTAGAGAGACTCTGCTTCATCAATCAATAGAGATAGTTCTGGAGTCATTTTATCGGCATAGAAATCACGGTGCATATCCATTACGCGTGATACTGATTCGTCCCACATCTCATATCGGTTTTTATCATCATCCCATCTAGCATAGCCTTCATAGAATTTAGTTTGGGACATCAAATCTCTTGTGTCCCGCTCCCGATTAGTTGGAACTGGTTTTAACATCGCGTACCTCTTTTTTTGGAATATATGTGTTGCACCTATGACCGATGCCATAGATCTGTTGTTCTTTTATTTGTTATAGAGTATTATATAGTATATTGCAAACCTTGAAACGCGCTAAAACAACGCTTTCTAAAAAAATATATTTTTATTTTTTAGTTGGTAGGTTCAGGTAATGATTCGGGCTCGTCTGCTAGAGCCTCCTCATAGTAGGCAATAATGGCCTGCTGATCCTTTACATAGCGTCTTAGATCGGCAATACCAATAGCTAGATTTTCATAACCCTTTGGAGTAATAGTAAACAGAACTACATTGCCTGTCTTGGAATTAATCTCAGCTAGTTTCTGGTCTAAATTTTCTTCTGTGATAACGAACCAATCTACAGGAGGAAAATCGACTGCTTTGGGTCGTTCCTGGATAGGTATGTTCTGTTCTTGATACTCAGTAGTTACTACTACTTCAGCCTCCGGAGTTCTGCTCCCCAGGCACGCTGTCAGTAGCATCGGGCTTATCAGAAGGAGGAGTAGTTTCGTCTTGGATCCGTCCAATAAGTTTGTTAACGGCTTTGTTAACTCGGTCTTCAAGTCCTTGTGCATTTGTCAATGCCTCCATAGTCAAATCGATCTTAGCAAACACACCTCTAAGTTTATCTAGGTGTTGTTGAGACTGCTGTAATCTCTTAGTTAAATCATTGTTGAGTTGTTCATTCTTCTTTTGATCGGCAGCCATCTTCTCTACAGTTGCCTGGAGGGTTTCGGCGGCTGTCTTTAATTTTACATTATTTTCGCGTAAAGTGCCAATGGTTTCTTCGGACCACAGATAATAATTATATCCGCCATATCCTACTCCACTCAAAAGAGATACAAGAAATAAAAATAAGTATACCTTAGCCATTGTCTTCCATATACTTCCTAAAACGCTTTAACAAAACAGGAAGTTTATCCTTTCTCCGTCTGCGGTCTGTCATGTTTATGGCCTTTACTTTTGGCCCCATATTCTTGGTATCGTGAGGGATGCCGGCATCAGCAGTAGTCATTGCATCTTCTTTTTTAATTTTCATCGTGTTAATTCTCCTACTGCTACGTATACTGGCTGTTGTGTCTTTACATGAGTCACCTCATATATATCCAATCCAAATATTTCTCCGACAGGATAACAATCATTAAAGACCTTTACATTATCACGAGGTAGTGCCACTTCATCCAATTTAGAAGTGTTAAGCTTAGAAGAATATATTTTATAGACACCAGGTGATAATTTCTTATCCTCCAACACAAACCATTGAGTAGACTCATTTATAAAGTCTAGGGGGTCTATATCATACTCCACGAGAGCATCCTTAATTGTTTTATCTGATATGGAAAATTTTTCCTTTAGCAGATACAGAGCCGCTGCATAACTTGCCAGCCGACTTCCACCACCAGGAGCCTTTGCCATAATCTTTTTTATATTAAAGACCAACCTATGAAAGGGTGTGTAATAATTAGCCAAATCATCCCTAGATGATACTGTATCAGTATTATAGGATTTAAGGCGTTTGCCATCCGCATCAATAATACCCAGTTCATATGCCTTGGTATCTTCAAACTTAGTTGTCAGAAGTCTAAGAAATCTAAATGTATAGACTAGATCACCAGCCCTTTTTATAATTCCCATTATATTTTCCTTAACTTATCGACCACATGTGTATCCATAGGTATATTTGTATATTGATCATTCTTAATGTATTTCAAAAATATTAAGAATGGTTTTAGAGAGTTCCAGTATTTCAGTTCAATGTGGTGCTCAAGCATTCTTAGACTTGGCACTACATCAAATACATTAAATATGACAATAAGATGATTTAATATTAATCTTTCAGATATATCACCTGTTTTAGAATAACGATTAAATAATCTCTTTATATACATAAACCGTTTAAGGTCATCATAAAACTCTTCAGCATCAATTATATTTGGTTTATAATAATGCTTAGCCGCAAATAATATTATATTTTTATCGTCTAGTGATTCAAAGATTTTCATTTTACATCCAATAAAGTGTTTACCTTATTTAGACATAATATTTCTCATAGTTTCCACTAAAGACTTTTTACTCTTGCGACGATCCAATTCAATACCATTCTCACGGCCAAGCTCCTCAAGTTCTTTTTTGGTTAATGATTCTAGTACATCAATTGTTCCATCATTATTAAGATCACTAATGGTATCATCGGTCATGCCCATATCAATCATAGCGGCCTGAATTTTACCTTCTGTATTATAATCAATTATTTCCTGAAACTCTTCAGAGGCAAAGGCTGTATCAAAACCCATATACTCATCAATCTGAGCCTGACTAAATCTAGCCGAGGCATATACTTCTCCTGTTACGGGATCAGTCCATCCATTCTTACCGGGTACCGCATTGGAACACCAACCTGGTGGTTTTATTGCCATAATATTCTCCTATTTTTCTTTTGTTACGACTCCAGAAACAGGGTTTATAACTTTCTTGTCACCTTGTTTATTATCATTTTGACGGTGCTTCGCATTAGGACCTACACGCCCAGCTTTAGATGCATCATCATGCCCGTCTTTTTCTTTGTAGGGCGCTTCGTCGGGGGAATCGGCTTTCATGTCTTTACGCATGTCCATGGCACCCTTATTATTCTTTTCTTTTTCATCCCAGGCTTCGGGAGGAGTAGACTTGGCATAATGCTTGGCACGGTCTGCAGACTTTTCCTGAATACGCGCATAGATTGGCCAACGGGATTCTGCGGCCGATTGAACATCAGTATCTACACCCTTAGCACCCTTTTTATCTTTTTTAGGGTTCATTTCAACCTCTACATTCTCTTTCTTCTTCTTAGGATGAGAATGACTCATTTCCTGAAGTACAGTCAAATCTTTTACATCAACGTTTTGTTCGATGCCATGCTCAAACATTACATCATAATGTGATACATATCCCTGACCTTCTGATGTTTCTATAATAGTGTGTTCACCAGCAATACATTCACCATATCCCCAAGACTCATGTTTTACATGAGTAGCACAATCATGAGCCACAGCTTTGTCTGCATTGGTTTTATCCAAATCAACCGATTCTTTCATAGAATTTTTATACATATCTACTGCTTTTGCGTATTTTGGATTCTTCATCATACGCTTTGATTCAGGCTCATCAGGGTTTTGATGAATCATATGAACAGTAGGTTCATCCAAGTTATGAGTTTTCATATGCTTCTTATATATATTCCACTTTTTAGAGTCTACACTTGACCCGAATCTATTTCTCATCGGAGTCATACTACGAGAAATTTCATCTACTTGTTCTACTGCTTCATCAACCGAGTCATGAATACCACTTTTATATTTACCACCCGCTAAAGCATCTTTTGCTTTCTTAGTATAGCCCTGTTGATGCGGCCCCCCTCGAGTATAAACAGGAAGGTTATGATAATCGTGACCGTCTTTTTTAGCCAAATGTTGAGCAACCGTTTGGGTATAGTGAGCGCTTGCTTCATCAACCGATTCTTTTTGATCTGCAATGGCCCTTGCCGTAGATGGCTGCATTGTCACCTTATGCTTCTTACCACCAAAGTTAAAATGAGACTGTCCCGCTTTATGAGCAGCCGCTGCAGCTCCCATAAATGCAGTGCGTTCTTGTGTGGGAATTTCTTCCGGAATTAAAAATTTTGATTCATTGACTTCAGAATACGCTTCAGCCAACTTCTTGATCCATTTGCTCATTGTTTTCTCCTTAAATCATCAGTTGAGCTGCGATAGATCCTGCAATAGCAACGATAGCTACCCAGAATAATTTATTTATAGTATTTACAGTGCGACAATTGTCGTCTACCTTTTTATCTATTTTATCTAACTTCTCGGAGAACTTATTCATACGTTCCCATGAGCGTTCACGGTACTCATTATAAGCATCCATCTTCTCTTCAAACCTAGCAAGAGTAATCAATACATCGGCCATCTTGTCTAGCTTATTTTCAATGCGTGTTAGTCTTTCATCCGTTTCCATATTTATTATTCTCTTATTTCTATTTTGAGGGGGGTAGTTCCCTTGTAAACTCTATGAAAAACTCCACGCGGTATAAAAACTTCGTCGTTAATTTCAAGCGGCATCGGCATTTTATTATCAAATTGTAATAACCAATTATCTCCTGCTAGTACCTTTATATTCCGATCTGTCTTATCACGATGCCATTCATATTCATCCTGATTTGATGTCATATCAAACGTCCTAATCTTCTTATCACTAAAGATTATATCAGCATATGGTTTCCCAATACTCACCAAAAAGCTCCTGGATTATTTACCTGCATTCCTAGTGACTTGGCATAACGGGGCAGACGGCAGGACCAATAGGCCGCAGAAGTTCTATCTGTCTGTGAAGAGCATTGATGTCTTGCGGCAAATGATTTACGAGCTTCCGGATCATTAATCTTGGTCTTTAGAGTAGATCCATCAGAAGCGCCACCCTTATCACCAAATGAAATTTTCTTTACTCTATCTCCATTCTTTACATAGACATAAAACTTCTTTGATCCACCTCTCTTGGGTTTTCCAATTTCTGGCTTTTCTTCTTCTTCAATATTTTCTTCACCAAGGTAGGGCATCGGGCAATCAAGTGGTACCCTCACATTTTCATACATATCAAATTTTCCGATATCGGTATCAAGGATTTCTTTATTGATACCTTCTACTTGTAACATATCCATATTCATAAGACGTCTTGCTTCATTAAAGAATAAAAAGTATTTCTCGGATCCGGGCCTGAAGACGTTCTCTGTAAATACAATATTCCTTTCGGCCATAAAGTCTGCGGCTTCATTGACCTCTTTTGTATCCATTTCAACAGAATATGTTACCAGACTTTTCATTGTTGCATATCCTTTTTAGCAAGATGCTTGGCCAACGCAGCAGCTGATTTAGAGGCGCCACTGGCATCCTTCTTCACACCAGTAGGTTTTTTCCATCCCATTTTTACATTGTGTTGAGCAGCAGCCTTTTTCATAAAACTTCTACGCTTTTTTAACTTTGATGGATCTTTACCATCAGGATCAGAAACATCATCATAGGCCTTATTCCAATAGTTATATAACTTGTCGGCCGATTGTTCACTCTTTACCTTACGTCTTTTCTGCAAAGGAGACATAATGCGTTTTAGTTTACCATCACGATCTCG